GACCTGATTCGATTCCACCGGCACCATGGGGATGTGCTGGTAGGGCTTGTCGGTGAAGGCGGCAGGGGCGGTGTATTGGCGGGACATGGGGTTCCTTTGGGCGAAAAAATGCCCGCGTGGCGCGGGATGGGGGATGGGTCAGGCGGCGCGGCTCGCCATGGGCACAAGGCCACTCCAGGGACTGGCGCGATCCACGCCGGAGCGCAGCTTGCGATCCACCGCGAACCGTGCGCGGTTGCGCCGGTAGTAGTTGCTGCGGCGGGCGACGACATGCGCCTGGCCGAACTCCGGGCGCTTGGCGTCAGGCCCTGGGCCTGCTGCGTAGACGGCGGCCTCGCGGCCCTGAATACCGATCTGCTGCAGGTAGCGGACGATGCGGAAGAACTTGCCCGGGTGGTTCGCTCGGGCCGTGGTGATGCATGCATCCACCCGGTTGCGCTTCCACCCCAGGTGCTCGACCAGCTCCGGCACGCTCATCGGGCCGCACTCGCGCAGCGCGGCGGTGATGGCGTCGCGGGTGTCTGGTGCGCGCGGCATTAGGCCGCCTCTGCTTTTTCCGTCGCTGCCTCCATGGCGCGGGTGGCGATGGCCCGGCACAGTGCAGGGAACTGCGCAGCCGGGAAGTGCACCGCAGCGCGCACCTTGGCCGCCGTGAAGCCCAGCGCCTCGATGCCGGCGGCATCCAGCTTGATCGGCGACAGCCGGGCGTTGATCTGGCCCAGGGTGATGGTGTCGTCGGGGTCGATCTCCGGCGCAGCAGCTGCACTGGCCTGGGCCGCCCCGATGACCTGGCGGGCGTCGAGCCCGGCCACGGCCTGGGCGATGGCGGCCTGAGCGTCGCGCGCTTCGGCTTCCAGCTTCTCCCGGGCCGCATATTCGTCGCGCTCGTTTTCCTCGCGCTGCTGGGCTTCGCGCAGCTTCTCTTGCATCTCTGCACGCGCGGCGGTCACAGCAGCCACCACGCGGGGGCGGTGATCGTCGATGTACTTGCCTGCGCCCGACTCGAAGTAGCCGATGGCCTTCTGCACATAGCCGACGCGAGGGCCCTCGATGCGGCGAGCGGCTTCCCAGATGCGGGCGATCAGGTCGTCTTCTTCCTTCTGCGCGGCTTGAACTTTCTCGAACTCCTCGCGGCGGATGCGTTCGCGCTCGGCTTCCTGGCGCTGCTGCTCGGCCGCAAGTCGGTTGGCGATGATGGCGGCCAGGTCGTCGGGGGGCTTGAGCACCAGCGCGGCGGCATCGTGCACCACCAGCCCGCTTTCCTGCAGCGTCTTGACGTTGGCATGGATGCGGTTGGCGATTTCGCTGGCGGCAATCTTGGCCCGGGCCAGTTCGTCGTTCACGGCGCCGCGCAGGCTGTCGAGCGTGCGCTTGCCCTTGACGGCCCCGGCGAAGTCGGCAGGCACCTGGGGCATGTAGTTGGCGGGCATGGCCGCATTCAGCTCGGCGATGTGCTCGCGCAGTGCAGCGATGCCCCCGGCCACGATTTCACCGCGGATCTGCTCCTTGCGCGCTGCCACCAGCTTCTCGGTGGCCAGCCGGGTGGTGCGGGCCAGCTCTTTGAGGTCGCGCACCTGGCGGCGCATGGCCTCAAAGTCCACCATTTCGCCCAGGGCGGCGTCCTCGCCCGCTGTCAACATTTCCTCGGCGCGCTTGAGGGACTTGCAGGCGGCCTCGGCGTTGGCAAATTCCTGGTCAGTGTCGGGCTTCGCCGGGATTCGCTCGATGAAGGCGCGCAGCGCGGTGGAGAAGTCGGGAAGGTTGGACACCACGGCCAGCTTGCCGTCCAGGCGCAGGGAAACGGCGGGCAGGCTTTCCATGGCCTCGGCCACCACGGGGGCAGGCTTGGCCTCGGGCTGCTTCCAGGCGGCCAGGTCGGCGGCAAATTGCTTCCAGCCCGCAATGAGTTGCGCACGGCGCTCGGGCTTGCTTTCGTACCACAGCGGGTGCGTGCCCTCTGGCGTGCCGTCGCTGGTGGTGAACAGGGCGCGCTGTGCGCCGCTGACCAGAAGCTGGTGCTCCAACTGCAGGTAGTAGTGCGGCTCCAGGTCGCCCGCCTGCACCTGCTGCACCAGGGACTGGTTCAGCAGCTTGTTCTCCCAGATCAGTACGTCCAGCATGTCGATGCCGTCGAAGCTGGCCAGCAGCGCCATGCCTTCCACTTCGCGCGTGGCCACCACGGGGTAGAACTCGGTGCCTGCGATTTCCTCGGCAATCGGGCGGGCCAGCGCCTCGGCTTCGTGCCCCGCATCAAAGATTCGCTGTTTGGCCGGGCTGACTTCTTCGGTCAGGCCGGTGGCCTTCTGGCGCAGCAATTCGTCGCGGGTGGTGTACTTGGAAAGGCCCAGCGCTGCGGCAGCTTCGGAAGCGCAGAAGTGCTTGGCGCGGGCGGCATGCCAGGCGGCACTGCCCTGTGGGGCATTTTCGAGAACTTGGTACATGGAAAATCCTACAAAATCAGCATGCAGCGCTTTGCCAGAAAGCGTGCGATGCTATGAAAAAGGTAGCGTTATTCGGCTTCCAGCGCGAACTGGCGATGCTCGAAAAGCGCCGTGAGGTCGGCGCGCTGCTGCGGGTCGTCCACCTCGCCGATGGCGTCGGCCACGCCGTACAGCGTGTCCAGGTCCGGGGCGTCACGCAGGCGCTTTTCCAAGTCTTGCGCCAGCGTGGGCGCCGGGTCACCCTTGGGCCGCACGTCCGTCACAGGCTGCTCGATGGGTGCCCGGATGGCGTCGATCTGCTCCTGCGTCAGCGTGCCCTTGGTCTTGGCCTTGGCGATCACGGCGTCTGCCGTGGCCTTGCCTGCGGCGATGGCAGTGCGCCAGGCCGGTAGGTTCTTTGCGAACTGGTCTGCGGGGTATGCAGGGAGTTCTGCGGACTGATGTGGCTGAGCGCGCGGCACCTCGTCTGCCATGCCCATAAACTTCTCGCCGGGCTCAGCCAGTTCGTCGGCGGTGTAGACGCCCAGGATCACGTCGGGGGCGTACAGGCGGCTCCATTTCTTTTCCGACAGGTACGCAAGCTGCTGCTTCGGGTCGTCGGCCCACATCGTGGAGTTGCGCACGCGGGCCTGTGCCAGCAGCAGCTCCAGCACGCGCGGCGCCGTCTCGCCCTTGAGCGTGGCCGACACGCGCACACCGCAGCCTTCCTCATCAGCGAACGTCCAGCCGGGCACGCGGTATTCGCCCTTCTCGCCCTTCTTCACGGTGAACTTGCCGATCACCTTTTCCCAGGGGCCGAAGAACTCGAAGGCAAAGCGGTCTTTCACCGCGCCGCTGCTGTTGATGACGGCCGCCACAAGCTGGGCCTCATAGCCGAGCGTTCCGTTCACCAGGTGGGTTTTCTGCGCAACGGCGATGGGGTTCATGCCCCATTGCATGGACTGGAGCACGATAGCGAAGCAGTCGCCTTTGCTGCCGCGCAGGTGCGCCGGCACGGTGGTTTTGCCGCTGGCCATCAGATCGGCGATGCGCTCCAGCCGCTCCAGGCTGTCGGCGTTCATGAGCAGGTCGTAGCTGCTGGCGCTGTGCACGGCCAGGGCGGTGCTGGTGGAAGGGGTGGGGGAGTTCATGCGGTCCTCAGTGGATGAAAGGTTGGTGGAGCCACGCCATGTAGAGGGCGAGCGCTGCGGAGGTTGTGGCGAGCCAGGCGCCGAAGGCGATGGCGGCTTTCATGGCGCCCCGCCAGCGACCCGCGTCGGCTGGTCAACATGCCGCAAACACTGAAGTGTTTTCGAGTCCATCCATTCCGGCGTGGCGTGCGGGCCGCACACCTGCTGCCCGGCCCATTCCCGGCTGGCGATGGCCTCGGCTTCTTCCCGCGCGGCTTGCGCTGCTGCGGTCGGCGGGTTGCCGAGATGACGCGCGTCGTCGGCCTGCGCCCAGAAGAACACGGCGAAGACGGCCAGCAGCGCGGCCAAGGTGGTGAGGTTGGGGCGGGTGGTCATGCGGGTTCTCCGGTTGCTTTCGTGATGGCGGCCTGGGCGCGTTCCAGCCAGCTCCCGGGTTCGGAAGGGACATTCCACGGCCCACCGGGCGCGCCGTAGCTGCTGACGGCGCGTTGCAGCGCATCCAGCAGATCAGGCGCAGCGGAAATAAGGCGGGCGTTCGCTTTATCAACGGGGTTGCCGTTCATGGTTCCAACAGTGCAGATTCGGCGCGGCCCAATCTCTGGCGTCCCAACGGAGCGAACTGCGGGGTGTGTCGCAGTTGGGTGCATTGCCCACGGTCCAGGCGTATGTTTCTTGCTCATGCTGGTTCAACAGCCTGCTTGGGCTGGCGCGTGGCTTCGATTTCGATTGCCTCCACCTCGGAGGGCGTGAGGCGGCCATAGATGTCCCGACCGCACATGTAGGCGGCACACAGCGTGACCTGTTCGGCCCAGCCGCATTCGGGTGCCGCGTCCTCCCACTCCAGGTGGCAGTCCAGCGCACCCAGCGTGGGGTGCTTGTGGACGTGCAGGAACTGACCGGCGGGGCAGCGTGGAGCGTCGAAGCTGGCCAGCGCTGCGCGCTGGGCCTCATTGATGGACTGCAGGTGCTGCGTGGCGTGCATCACCGGGGCGCTGCGAAAGCCTGGCGGCACGATGCCTGCCAGGGCCTGTTGCATGGTTGGGTGGATGTGGTCATTCATGGCTTTTGCCTTTCTTCGCTACTGGGGTTGTCAGCGCTCGCTCATGTGACCAGCCACGATGGAGGCGTGTGGCAATGGTGATGGGGCTTATTCCGAGTTCGTCTGCCCACGTAACCAGCGCCTTAACGTGCTCTCCCAGAGTTAGGAAAACCGTGTTGTGGCGGTTCATCTGCTGCTCTCGCCTTGTTGCCCACCGGCAGTTATCTGGCTGATAGCCAAGAGCGTTGTCGATGCGATCAATCGAACATCCGTCTGGGGGCTCCCCCATGTCGGCCAGAAAGTTTTCAAAGGAAAATCGCCACCGGTCGCACACGGAGAGGCCTTTGCTGCCATACCCGCGGTAGGTTTTGCAGTTGGGTTGATGGCATCTGTTCACCATGCTGTGCCAAGTCACAAATGCCCGTGATTTGGACATTCCGTGCGTCGTCTTCGCTGCCATGGATGTCTCCTGTGGACGTGAAAAAGCCCTCGCGGGGGAGGGCTGTGGGAAAAGAAAACCGCTGCCCGTCAGGGCCTGCCAGGGGAAGAAGAGAGGGGAGGGAGGAGAAGGCGCCCTGGCGCGGCGGAAAGATGCGGGACAAAGCCCGTCAGAACCCCGCGCGCGGGGCTCTTGCTGGTGCTGTCACTTCGAGGCGCGGCGCTCGGCCCAGCGGCCCAGGCGGTAGGCCGCGTAGCAGGTGCCGGCAGTCCAGGCCAGCAGGCCGGCGCCGACGAGGCCGGTGAGGATGGCCATGGCCTACTTGGCGATCCGGGGCAGCGGGTAGGGCACCTGGGGGCTGCAACTGCCGTTCTGCTTGGCGAGATTCGTGTTCTTGTCGAAATCGTCCTTGCGGTAGCAGCCCACGCTGGCCGAGTAGGTGGAGCACATGAGGACCGTCTTGTCCACCTGCTTGCCTTCAACGCGCATGATCGACAGCTCGGCCCAGCCGTCGCCCTGGGGGCATGCGGGGTTTTGCGCGTCGTCGCTGCGGCTGACGATGGCGAAATCCGAGGTGAAGCGCGGGTTCTGCGCCTTGTAAAGCGCGGCGTTGAACTCGGCGTTGGCCTTGGCCGTCTGGCGGGCTTCCTCCATGCGGTCGGGCGGGGCAACGTCTTTGCCGCCGCACGCGGCCATGGCAGCCGCGGCGAGCACGGCGGCGATGAGGGTGAATTTCATGGTGTTCCTTGAGAAATGCCGCTGGGGCAGGCGGCGACAAGCCCCGCGCATGCCCTGGCGCGCAGGGCATGCACTGGTGTTGTCAGGAATCGAAGCCGAAGACGAAACGCACCTGCCCGTGCTCGGCCTGCAGGCGCGCCACCTCGTCAAAGAAGTAGGCAAGTTCGGCGCGCAACGGGCTGTCCCACTCGCAGCGGATGTGGGTCCAGTTCGGGATCGCATTGCGCTCGTGCTCGTTGTCGTGGACGATGACAACGCCGGGGCCAGAAATGCCGCCGCAGTAGCTCCGGGGGGCGCCCTTGCGGTCCCACTGCTCGTAGATTTCGCGGCCCACGATGCCAGTCTTCACGACGACCGGAGCGCTCTTGAACCACGCCAACATTTCCTCGGCCGCAAGCCAGGAATGCGAGTGATCGCCCATCCAGACTACGAGTTTTTCACTCTCGTCGTGGTACTTGCGACGGCGCGGGTCCATGTGCTCCAGCGCGGCAATCGGGTGGTAGTCATCGCCATCGTCCACCTCGAAGCCTTCGGGGTAGCTGCGCGGCTCGGCGATGGGTGTCACGGCATCGCCCGTCTTGACGCCAGCGAAGCCCGTGCCATTGCGCACATCGGCCAGCACCGCGAAGAGCTGGTAGTGGCGGTCCTGCTCGTAGTTGCTGGGGATGTCTTGCCACATTCCCGTGGTGGCGTCGTGGCGCTGAAAAACGCCGTGGATGTCGGTTCCCATGGTGGTACTGCTAAGTGCCTGACAACATCGTCAGCCCATGCCCCGACCCGCGAGGCAAGCACTGATGTGTGTTGGTATGGGAGAGGGGGGTGGGGCGGCTGCGGTGGAAAGGACAAACCCCGCACTGGAAACGCTATCGCTGGTATGTGTGTGGTCTCTTACGAGGTATGCGGCCCCGACCAGCGCATGGCGACTGCAGTTGCCGCCCCGAAAATGTCCCCGCTGCTCTCCCGGGGTGGTCGCGCTCACCCTTCCGGGCTACATTCGTCAGCAGAAAGCCGCGTTCGCTACTCTGCATAGCCCCTGTGAACAAGGGCGAATTGAAGATGGCTGCCGGGCCACCAACTCCGGCTTCTTCGGTTCACTGCTCGATGACAGTGCCGAGAGGTGTTTCGCCATCACGGCTGCAGGCTCAGTAGCGGGCGTGTTGGGCAACGAACTGAATCGCGCGTTCTCATCCCTTCAAGCCTGCATGCGTGATGGCCCTCGTGAGAGGGCATCGGAGAGGACAGAAGGCGGCCAACTGATTGATCGTCAGTCGGCCTAGGGGCTGGTCTGGCCTTCGGCCCTCTGCGCGCCCGCTCCATGAGCGCACCCCTGTGGCAGCCTCGCGCATTGCAACCGGGCATCACCCCGGCAGCAGGTAGCCGCCTTCTGTCCTCTCGTGCTCGTGTCTTTCCGAGCTGTCAGCGCTTGCGCGCTGGTCGTTTCTGTTCTTGGCCTCCCTGTTTGCCTCACCGCCGTACAGATCCCAGCGGATGGATTTCGCGTGGCTGGTTGATGTTCGCGTTGCCGATCCCATCCGGGGGCAGAGCGCTACTGACTTGAGCGACCGACGATCTTTTCTTGTCCGCTACCGCCCGCGGAGGCCCTGCGTTTACCCAGCCGTGCCTGGCTGCATGAACGTGGAGGGCTGCTCTCGATGGATTGACCCCATCGCCTCCAACTTGCTGCAGCCATCTGGCCTGGAACCCCTCGCGTCTCCGGTCGGCGTGGCCCTGTGTGCGTCTGGGCCGGTTCGT